GCAACCTCACCGCCCTAGTAGGTATTGAATTACATACTAGGTGTGCATAGCCTAACCTTTGGAGGACTTTATGTTCGAATTGAACGACTTGCCCTTCAAGGGCGGCGTACCGACTCCCTCTGTAGTTTCCGAGTGTATTACAACACTCAGTGCTGCACAGGAATGGGGTGAAGCAACAAACTATCTATTCACACCTCTCCGTTCCTTACGGGACGAAGAAGTGTGGGTGATCGCTTGTTTCTCGCCCCACGATGAAAGAGCGTGGTTGGTTCCGGTTTTTCTTTCCGGTCCCTACCCTACTCTCCATTGTTCATCGGTTGCCGATGCTCTGCACGACGGTAACGTTCCAGTTGGCTTCGAGGGGCTTTACGCCTCTGTTGACCTTACTGAAACGGAGTTTGCGTGTCTCAGTGGCGGTTGCCACACGGCCTAAGGTGTAACTATGACTCTTCTGGTTACGAAGGATGACGTTCAGACGTTTGTGTTCGAACGACGCCGAGACTATCTCTTATTTGGCACAACGCCAGCTAAGGAATACGTCAAGGTTGGGGCTTACCAGTACACTTCCACTCGCACGGGCGGCAAAGTTGACGCCTGGCGTTGGAAGATCCGCCATCACCAAAATGCCGGCTCGTACCTAACTGGTACGAAATGGAAAATTGGTGGCGGGTACGGTACCCACTACGGTTCGTTCTACATTCGGTCTGGCGGTGTCCTTTTTCTCCGTTATGAGTCTGTTACAGGTAATCTGATACAACTTTTTGTGCCAGATCTCCTCACACCCGATGGCAGTGCCGATCAAACGGCACGTCAGGTGTTCTACAAGCGAGCCAAGGCTAAGCAAACGTCTTTTCGGACGTTAACTTTCCTTGGTGAGCTTGGAGAAACGCTACGCATGCTACGGAATCCCACACGCGCTCTCCGGGAAGGGTTAGGCGACTACGTTAAAACCGTAACGAAACGGTCCCGTAGAATAAAACGCTCTAACCGACCCGCTTTGAATCGTGTTGTTGGGGATACTTGGCTGGAGTACACCTATGGTTGGGCGCCGCTGATTAGTGATGCTAGAGGGGCTGCTCAAGCTCTGAACGAACGTCTCGAGAGATACCAAGGCCTTTATGCCAAGGTTAGCTCTCGCGGCTTCGAACGGAACTTTACGCAGTCTTCCCCTCAAGCTAACTTCCCAGCGGATCGCATCCTTAGGAGATCGG